CACTAACAGAACCTAATACTTCCACATCACCTGCATCTGTTACCGTAGTAGCAAACTTAACTGTTCTATCTAAAGCGTCTTGGTGTTGTTGAGTTACGAAGGTTAATCTATCTAGTGCATCTTCGTGAGTTTCTGCTGGAAAAGGATCGTTCTCTACATAGTCCGTTCCTTGGGTAAGGGTTAATACTCTTTCAATAACTACTGAGTCTGCTGCTGTTAGTCCTGTGCCAAAGGTAACATTACCGCCTGAAGTCACTCCTGCATCTGATACTGTGTAGTCCGTAGTTAGTGTTTTAAGTACATCATTGACATAAACCTTTAAGTCTGCATCTGCGAATATCTTAAATGTGTACGCAAATACAGTCTGTGACGATGACGCTGAATAACTTACTTTACTTGTTGTGCTTGATACTGCCATTTTTTAACCTCTAATTGTTTTCGATTATAACAAATTATTCTTCGCCAATACCTAAATATTCTTTAGCTAGAATGTTCCCCTCAGCTGCCAACTCTCTAACTCTTTCAAACATAGCCTCTCTTGCTTTGTTAGAAGGTGCTTTCATTAGCTCTTGTACGAATACATTGCCATATACCTCAGCAAATATCCTCTTGGTTTTCTTGTTAAGACTATTGCCTTTGGCTGCTAGTGCTAGAATCTCATCATCTGTCATTTGGTAGTTTGGATCAATCACCATTTGATTGATAGCGTGGTTAGCTGCTAGTGTCTGTTGGGCAGACTCTTGCTTAGCACTTTCTGCAGCATCAGTCATTTCTTGTCTAAGACCATAGTCAGATACTTTTAAAAATCTACCTAGCGTGTTTTCCATAATAGGAAAGTGGAGTAACTCTTCAAGATCTGTCTTAATCTTTTCCAGGTTTTGAGTGTCGTATCTCTTATAGATTCCACCACCCACAGTATTCCACATATAGCCAGCCATAGCCTTGTCACGTTCTGGAAATCCTGCATCCCATGTTGTCTGATTGATAGCACCACGTTGTCTGAAATTATCATAAGGCATCTGGCCAGACATATAGTCTTTCATAGCGCTAATAGATGTCAGTGTTGGAGATAGGGTTGGTAATTGTCCTGCCGTATAGTCAACGACAGATCTAACGTCCTGCTCCTTGCCCATACCAAGCATTTTCCATGTGATTCCACCAAACACACGTCCAGTTTCATCTTGAGGTATTCTGAAGTAGATAGACTCACGGTTCTCACCTAATCCAATAGGAATGATGATGTAGTTCATCTTATCGTATTCAGACACGCCATCCATGATAGTCTTAGTTTCCTCGCCAAACAAACCTGTCGCCATCCCATACATAAGCATCTTAGGGATAACATTGGCTTGAATTGTTTTATACATGTACTCACTAGGTCTGTCTTTCATAACCTCTAAGTCACCTCTCCAACCCTCTTTCATAGCGTTAGAGAACATAAAGATGTTATTAAACACTGGATTGCCAGTACCTTTTCTCAAGAACGCTGGTGAACCTGCTTGAACACGAATCATGTGTCCTCGCATCTCAGGTGTCATATCTGGGAATTTCTCTTTAATATACAAGTGAGCGCCAACCTTGTTCTGTCTTTCAATAGCTTGACCCATGTTTGTCATGTGACGGTACAACCACTTCAACGGCATTGTAATTTCTTTCTCCCAAACATGAGGCTTTTGATGATGACGCTTTAATAAACGCTCTGCCTCTGTATCTGCCTTAAAATCATTGCCTCTTTCTTCAATAGAAATCAACTCATTGTTCTTGTACATTTCCTTGATCGTAGCATTAGGAATACCATATACACTTTGTAATGCTGGTTTAAAGCCTTGCTTCCAGTATTTAAAGTATTGTAGGAACTGCTGATAAGGGATAACTTTAGCTGATCCAGTAGCTGGTAGATTCTTAACAGTACGATTGTAGTCACGAATCATGTTCACCATCCAGAATCCTGGGTTAATGTCTGTTAATACAGTTCTAATGGTGTTGTTAAATGTTCTAGTAGCGTTAATTACAGCGTTACCATCTAAAGGGTTCTTTTCAAAAGCTTCAGCTACATACTTATCTAAGTAATAACCCTCCATCTTGCCATTACGCATAATCGTAATCAGCTTCATATCTGGATTAGTAGATTCTAAAAACTCATTAAATTTACCTGTGAAACGTTTCTTGGCAGGCTCAAAAGCAAATACATCTGGATCAGTCTTATTAGCTTTTCTATAGAAATCAATAGTAGTGTGTAATGCAATGTTCTGACTAGCAGCTCTCATTAACATCATGTCATTTAACATTGTTGATGTAAACGGATTGGCGATATCTTTTAATGTACCGATCTGACCAAAGATACGGCCACCACTACCTGGCCCAAAATGCTGATCAAAATACTCTACAACATCAAACTTAGCATAAGCGTCATTTTCCTTCAGCTTGTCCATAAGGTGCTTAGGGTACATGTTGGTCTGCTCTAGTCTATCAATTACCCATTCCTTACGAATAGTCCAATATTCATTAGCGATTTCTGTAAGTAGAGGGTTTCTATTCTCCATCTCACTCATACGCTTAGTAGCAGATGCAAGATCAAAACCTCTTGGATTGGCTAACTCACTTCTTTCATTAACAACACGTCTAAGGAATAAGTACATGCCCAGATCTTCGTGGGTAATATTAACTTTTTCCATCTTATCAATAACACGACTACTCATGTCATTCATATAGCCTTCAGCTTCCGATGCTTGGTAACGCATTTCATCAATCTTAAAGATAGGGTTTTTAGCGTCTGGAATGTTGCTTGACTTGTAGTTCTTTACATCTGAGATGACGTACCAATACTGATCAAGCATAATCTTAGCAAACTCTCTACCTTTGCCTTTAAATATTGCCTCGTTCTTGTCTAAACGATCAAAGAACTTATCTTCACCTGCTTTGAAGCCTTCTCTAATCCTAGCTTCTGCTGTATTGATAGTGCTACCGTTTGTCAGCTCTGCTTGAACCTTATCGTACGCCTTTTTAAACTCTGGCTTAGAATTGATAAAGTTGAAGAAACCTTCATACGCTGTTGGTGCAGTAATTTTAGCAAACTGAGGATTAGTCATTAAAGCACTAAAGAAGTCTGCGTATAGCTCCTTAGTGTTATGACGATACTTGGTGTAATTAGTGTTAGCAGTTTCATCAAAAGGTCTCCACATTTGAGTGACCTTCTTTAATTCGTCCATAACAACATCACGACTCAATAACTCACGCGCAACAACTTCCTTCTGGAACATCTCTTGGTACTTCTCTAATACTCTCTTACGGATATCTTCAGTTGGAGCGCTCTTTTCTTTACCAGTAGTAATAATCTTTAGTATCTCTGGATGAATCTTTCCACGCATTGCTGTCCTAGTAATGTCTTTCTTTAGCTTACGGCCAGCTTTTTGAATGAATGTATATATTTGAGGATCTACATCAGCACGTTTCATTACACCAGTAAAGATGTCTTTGATCTGCTGAGGAGTGATACCTAACTCTTTGATTTCAGGCACTTCTGAGATTGCTTGTACTTCATTCTTAATGAACTTCTCAGCTTCATATCTCAGCTTGTTCTTCTCTTTCTGGGTCAGTGGTTTCTTGCCACCAGGCCTGCCTTCCATGTAAGTTTGCAGATACTTCTTTAATCCTGCTAAACGTCCAAGGATATTACCTCGTGACATTGTGTAGTTCTCAGCGCCTTCTAGCCAGTCAACCATGTGACCAATCTCATGAGCCATAGTCTTAGCAGCCATCTTAGGGTCTTTGAATATGCCAGCTTGCAGTTTAAGTTGTCCAGACTCTTTACCTTCACCAGGTACATGAGAGAATATACCTAACGTACCTTCGCCTAAACTCTTATGGATACCTGGTAATTTGCCATCCATCAGCATATCAACTAACTCTACCAATGCAGGCATAGTCATAATCTTATTAGCTTGTACACTACCTTCAATAAGGCTTAGGTTGTAACCACCGTCTGAAGCGTTACCTTTAGGAGTTACTCTTTCAGTGAAGTCGAAAGGTTCTGCTGTTTTATCACCAGTTTTACCAACCACTTTAATGTTGTCAGGATTAAGACTAATAAGCCTATGAGAACCATCTCTGATAGTATCAATACCATTCCGTAATAAGAACTCTCTACCAATACCCATACTCTCTAGGAACTTACCATTCTCAATCTTGCCCAGCAAGTAACCCAAGTGTGTTTCGCCTCTAGGATCGTTGTAGTTCTTTGTTAAATCATCCTGTAGTCTTTTAATAGTTTCAGGATTTGGTCTTGTAATATCAAGAACCTCACCCTTAATTGTGATTTCTAATTTAAATATGTTCTCACCAAACTCAGCTTTGCTCAAGTCAAGAAATGGATTTTTAATCTGTGGTGCAGAATGTATTCCTCTAGGGAAGTCAGAACCGCCATTTTTAACATCTCTTATTTCAAACTTACCACCTTCTATTTCTTTTGAAGATGTCGCATGATAAGTAGTAATTACATCACCAGTCTTCAGGTTTTCAAATGAAGTTATGTCAGTTCCTTTAGGGGTTACTTTAGCCTCTGGCGCTCCAGTGAAGTTGAGTGTTTCTCCTGATTTAGCATAACCTAATGCTCTGATATTAGCATTATTCATGATTGCTACTGAGTCACCTTTAGCCTCTACTTCGTTCTTGTAGATGATAGCGTCGTAACCTCTTTGCTTTAAGATGTCAGCAAGCTTTAAACTTTGTGCCTGAGCGCCCTGCTCAAGACGAATTGAATCAAATTCTAACTGTGTTAGTTTGGCTGGATGATTCTCATACTCTCTGGATAAGTTACGAAGGAATGTAGCCGTCATTAACGGAGTACCTAACCCTTCAGTAGCCTCATCAAAGTTCTTCCAAATACGGGCATCTAGTGGCTTATTATATTTAACTTGTACTCGAACAAATGTTGCATCTGACATGCCTGATGCACGACCCTTTGCTTGAGCGTCAGTACCAAAGTGTAAGAAACCATTCCCTTGTGAAACATCAAAACCTTTACCAGCAATAGAAGATACATTAGATGTCTCTGTTGAGTGAGTTACGATTAACTCCGTTTCAATGTCATGCTTAGGAATCTTCAGTTCATCAATCCTACCAAATGTATCTTCAAATACAATCTCTGGTGGATGAAATCCTGTTGCCTTGTATTCAGCATCGATTGCGTCTTTAGTAGCTTTATCTGCAGAAAACTTATCAAACTCTTTAACCTTAGCCTCTGCTTGGACAAGGTAATCTTTACCTACTGCTTGTTCTAGTAAATTTCTACCTTCAGCCATAACCTCATCAGCTTCTTTGTTTTTATCAAGCGCACGTAGTTCATCTGCTGTGGCTTTAACACCTTCCATCAGGTCTACTGCTGTTTGATCTCTACTATCCAGAGTCTCAACCTTCTCTTGACGTGTCTCTATAATTTCATAGACCTTCTCAAATCCATCAGTTCTAACAATCTGACGACCTTTTGATTCAGCATAATCTGCAATAGCTTTGATTCCTTGAATACTCAAGTCACCTTCCAGATCTTTGATAGTCCAGTTACCGTCTTCAGTAAGTTTGAATGTAATCTTATCTGGAGTGCCTTTAGCTTCACCAAGGAATTGAGACATGACTTCCATCTCGCCGTTCTTAGCGTCATAGTATCTTGATACTTGGAAATCCTGCTCGCCTACTTTGATCGTACTACGAGATACTTGCTCAAGACGATTCATTACTTCTGCAACATGACGCATGTAATAATCTGGCATTACATAATTCTTCTTGCCTAATGTTTCTACTAATTCTCTAGCTAGTTCTGGATTATTAGCGATATGTTCTTTTACAGCTCTAGGGTCAATGCCTGATTGAGCATATAATTTCTGTAGGTTACGATGAACATAGTATTCAGTACCTTGGTATTTACGCTTGATCAAATCTTTGGTCTCTTTAACTCCTTTGTTACCACCTCTAAGAACTAACAGTTCCACAGCAGTATCTACAAAGTTATTCCATGTAGGCATGTAGCCGTGCATAGCACCAGATGTGCCAACCATTGCTGTGGTTTCTGCAACTAATGTAGCTCCTCCAGTTACGAATTTACTTGCACCTATAGCCTTCATTCCGTAACCAACAGTTCCACCAGTGACACCAGTAACGACACCAACTACTGCTTCAATGCCGCCCTCTTCCATGGCGTGTAATAATATATCAAGCATTCCAGTTTCATCTTGAACACCTATATCCTGTTCCATAAGATCAGTTAATAGTGTTCTTAGTAATGCTGGAGTTCCGAATGCTGCTCCCATACTACAACCACCAACCACTGCCGCACCCGCTACTGGAGTTGCCGCTGCTGAAGCTGCTGCTGCTGGCCATGCACACGCCCATGCCCCAGCCATACTAGCTGGAATCATAATAGGTAACTCATTACCGATTGCTGTTACATTGAAAGCTCGTTGCTTTAGCCAAGGCTGGTTTTCATAAGCCTGTATGTTAATCCACATTTCAGCTGCATTCTTAGCAGCATCTTTGTCACCGTTCTTTACTTTTACTAATTCATGTAATAGTCCAATAGTAGACGTGTCATAACCCATGCCTGGAATATCTGCCCACTCCCACTCTTTCTTAAAATCTTCAGGACTTGCTTTAGATAGATTCATGTAGTTCTGCATCAATTCCATGGCAGATCGTGTCTCTTCACTAGCGTCCTCTGGAATAACCAGCTCTGGCATGTTAGCGAGGCCAGTAGCTTTAAACTGTTCCATGAGTTGAGTGTCTTCAAGCATTGCTATTAACTGCTCATTGATTGCTGGTTTACCAGTTACATCGAAGTTTGAAATTTGACGATAAGTATTAAACTCCTGTAATCCTGCTTGGACTTCTTCCCACGGAGTGTCGTTCTTTACTGACTCATCAATAAATTCTGCAATCTCTGGAGAGCCTGCCCACATCTGGCTTAGTAACTCTTTTCTAGCTTCCGCTCCCCATGTTTTATATTCATCGTAATTAGTCTCTGCATGTTCTGCAGCATCCCAACGACCACCCTGATAATCATTCTCTAGCTGAAACCATGAGTTATTGCCATCGTCGCCTTCAAACTGATACTGTAGACCTGGAGTTTTATCATCTTCACGATTAGGAATGTTAAAATTGAAGCGACCTTTACGGCCACCTACTTCCACGTAAGGACTGTAGCCAGAATCTAATCTGTCTGTGATTGTTGATAGAGTTGGTTTATTGACATTAGCAATAGTACGAACCCAGTTAGAGTTGTTAATACCTTCTTCTTGCTTAATTTCAGCATCTGTAAAACCAAACGTTTTAGCTGTATTTTGGACTCTTAATGCTTCTGCGTTTACTTCGTCGTTTGAAAAGCCAAAGTTTGCTGCTTCAGTCAATGTTGTCATTATTCACTCTCAATTTCGTTAGCAATACGTTCCATCTCGGCGGCTACTTCACTATCAGTTAAAACAGCATCTTGCAATTCTATACTGTAATTGCCTTCCTTGACTCTTTCGGTAACATCATACCCCATAATTGCCATGCGTTCATCCCACGCTTTCATTGATTCTCTTCCATCAGGGTGTTGTGAATAACCAGGGTGATCACTGTCAAATACAACTCTCATTCTAGCATCTCCAGTTTGCATCTCTGCCATGCTTGAGTCTGTTTGAGCCTTTGCTTGAAGAGGTGTTGTGCCTAACGGGAAATATGATGCTCTGCCATATACTTTATGAATTGTCTGGCCACTGTCTATTACTTGTTGAGCGACTACCTTTTTGTCAGTTACTGGAGCGTCTGGAGATACAAGGTCTGAAATCTTACTAAATACCTTTTCAGCGCCAGTATCAAAGTCAGATACAGCTTCAATAACGTTCTCTGTTAATGTAGTCTTTTTTTCTTCCGAGACAGCCTCTTTAATAACTTCTGGTTCTATTGCATTAATAGTATCAATAATATCGTTTACGATATAGTCAGGACTATTAGGAGAAAGCATCTTATTCCAAGTAAGACCGTTTTGCCGACCTTCTTTTAATTCTTTCTCAAGTAAGGTATCAAACTTCCATAGTTTATTATCTGCTGCTGCCTGTGCCTCTTTTGCCATAGCTCCAGGGTTGGCCTGACCTAGCATTAATCTTTCAAACGTAGATAGTTTTGCTTTAAAGGTTTCTTTAGCATGAGTTCTTGCTGATTTTTTCTTAGCTGTAACTGGACTTGCCTTAGCAATTTCATCAACATCTTTCATTAGCTTTTCAACTTCATCAGGTGGAACGCCTTTATCGCTTGCCGCAACTCTTACTAATTGCTTAACTTCCTCTGGAGTTCTTACTACATCGTTTTCTTCAGACCATGTATTAGTTAGAATTTGAGATTTAATAGTGTTGTAATCACCTTTCCAAGGCTTATCAGATCCACCTTCTAATTGCTTTTTCCAGTACATCTTTTGCTTAAAATCAATATTAGAATTATCGATTGCAGCTAATGTCAGCTTTCCTTGTGAATGCAGTGCAGAGAAGTTAGTTTGAGTAGCATTATCAGCAGTAGCTCTAGCAGTAGTCTCGGCAGCAATCCGAGTTTTACGATTAGACTTCATGCCAGTAGTAATAGATGTCTTTTGTTGGTTGGTTAAAGTTTTATCTTCATTAATTCTTTTTATAGCATTTGAGTAATCTTGCTCAGTGTAACCATTGACTAAATCTGATGGGTCTAAGTTGCGACCTTGTTGGCCATAAGCATTAGTAATAGCAATATTCTCTACCAAAGAGGTATAAGCGCTGCTCATGATCCCTTTCCACTCTTGACCATCTCTATGAGGTGCGCCAGAAAGACTCATGTTTGTTAAAGCGTCAAATGCAGATTGCTTATTCTCTACCAAAGGATCATTAGCGATTGTAACTAGGTGAGCTTGGACATTAATATTATCTTTTGCTTTCAGTTTAGCATAGCGTTGCTTCATTCCATACTGGTCAGCTTTGTTGAATGCTTCTGAGGCCTTATTCTGGAAGTACACACCGAATGCTGATACGGCTTTAGGGTCATATTTTTTGCCTACTACCTGGTCTTTCCAGAATAACTCATGATTCTGATTAGATATGTTTGTGAAATGGTTAGGATCAAAATCTACAGTTGGAACGCCATTCTCATCTAATTGAGCGCCACCCTCCCTAATGCTTTTATTCCAGCCTCGAGATTGCTTTAAGTATGCAACCTGCATATCGTCAACTTGCTGACGAATCTCTGATTCACTAACTTCATTATTAAAGAACTTTTGGATGTCACTAGAAGCGTTTATAAGCTTTTGACTTGTAGCTGCCATCTGCCTACCAGCTTGACCAGCTTGATTAATCCACGATACACTGCCACCAGAAGTGCCTTTGTAGCCAATTTGTGTACCTTGTCTTGCTCTAATCGTAATTGCCATGTGTTATCCTATGTTTTCCCAGCGCCTTTTGCACCGCCAGCGCCTTTTGCGCCAACAGCATAAGCGCCTGCTGCACCGCCAATGCCTGATAGTAACGAGCCAGTTGCTTGGTACTGGGATGCTGTGAATTTATCTGCTCCAGCCATCCAGAACTTGTGTGCATTCTTAGCACCATTTCTGTACATTTGAGCTTTATCTTCTTGTAGATTGTTCATTGTGTGCATTGCCACTAACATTGGAGATCCTTCACCGCCAGCTACACCTGAAGCACCTGCTTGTGCAAATTGCATGTGTAATGCCTCGAGCGTTTGACGCTGTAAAATTTTCGCTTCGTAATGTGTCCTTTCTAATTCTTGATGATATTCAACTTGACCAGCGGTGTAAGCAGACTTTCCTGCTGACATAGCACCCTTTGCGCCCATTACTCCACCAGCTAAAGATGCTGCTCCTGCTATTCCTGCTGCAATCCAACTCATTATAATTCTCCGTCTAAACTTTTTAGTTCTAACTCTGATGAGATTAAACCAATATCTTCATAAGACTCAGCAATAACCTCTTCTTCTACTGCGCCTAATTTATCTTCACCAAGATGTTTGGTTAGATGTATTGTTGTCCAGATCGTATCTTCTTCTACTAAGACTGCTCTTTTTAAGCCAACCTCTGATACAAAGGTACAAGGTGCTGTGTAATATTTCTTTCCGTGTTCTGTTGCTACCGATACCTCTCCTTTGGAGATGATATTAATATGTGCATGTCTGTGTATTTTACCTACAACTAAAGAGCCTTTGGGAAGGTGAATCTCTCTAGCATAAGTGCCACAACCATATTCATCTACTACTGGTGCAAAGTAATGGTTCAGCGTTGATGTGTCTGGAGTAAACATTCCAGACTCTAGTCCATCTTCCATCGCCTTCTGCAGATTGACAACACTTTCCCTAGATTTTACTCTGTCTAGAGAGTTTTCATTAGTGTCTAAGACTGTATTGCCATCGAAACTCATTAATCACTCACCGTTAATGTACCATGAATACCTAATACCGTTAATGGTAAAGGTTGTTCTTGTTTAATCTCAATAATACCATCTCTATCCCAACCAAGATTAGTAACCCGTTTATCACCTGTGAATAATCCAATACCTGAACTCATAGGAGTTGATGATGTTCTGAAAGGAAGTTGGTCACCATTGATCTTAACACCTGTTGTATTAAGTAGTCTAACCATTACTTCATTCCACCTTTTCTTTCTGCCTTGTGCTTTACCTGCTTGAGAGCCTGACTCAATACGCATAGTCTTTAATGTTGATGTATATCCTAATCCTACTTGAATAGCGACATTAGTCCAGCCTACAGGTACTGATATAGATATAGCGCCACTTGAAACTACCGTATCTGGGAATACAGCGTCATTTATAACTAACTTGACCGTTTCCCCTTCTAAGTGAGAAAGTCCACTTACAGAGGTTGTAGCGGTTGATACAGTTCCTGAGATTCCTGAATCTACATTTAGGTCTGGGTCTAAGTATTCAATATGTCTTACTACTGATCCGTTTACAGTTCTCTTTACAGATACCCATAATTGATCCTGTGTAGCATTGGTAATTACTGCAACGCTTTCAACTTCAACGCCAGTGCCACCTAAATCATGCTCTGCCCAAGCAACTACATCTTCAGGTCGCTCATAAGTCATGCTTAATAAACTACCAGTAGAAGTACAAGCCCATACTACTGAATCAGGCTCTTGCTGATAATCCATGTCCTTTAAGTAGCCTGCTGTAATATGCTCTGCTAATAGTGTCATGTCAGGTGCTATATAACCATCATTTTGATATTGATATGAGAACTCTCTTAATTTTCTTCTAGCTCTCTGTGCAAATAGAATAGCGTTACCGATCTGAATAGGAGGAATAGTCCAACTACCATAAGTAGTCTGCTGTGTAACCATGACATTAGATGGTGTTAGTGGTTCTCCCTGTGGGCGACCTACTTTAAATTCACCACCACCTGTACCAACGATTAAATCTCTACTTGGTTGTAACCATCTAATAACGTTTACTTTGTTAGTAGCAATAGCATACTCTAGTGCATCATCTGCATTATTACCTGTACGAATATCTTCATACGAAGCTGTAACTGAACCCCAGATTGTTTGTGGATAAGTAGATGTACCTGCAAAGAATAATCTCTGCTCATAGAATGATACTGCTCTTGGGTAGCCGTTTGTAGCGTTCCAAGGTGAAGAACCATTCCATGTGAATGTTGGTGTTGATAATGTCCAAGCAGTATGACCTGTACGACTTAATTTCCTTGGTGCATGATTACTATGACAGATATACATAACATCTGCTGATTGAGCAAAGTGTAATTCTGTTAATTCAGCCTCAAGATAAGGAGTTGCAATTTCATAAGCCGATCCACTAGATTGAATCTGACCATTGTCCTTATAGAATCGAATGTAAGTATCACCAAACTCTAGTACATAAGACTGAGTTACATTAAACTCGAAAGGAATTAATCTTACCTCTTTGGTTGAGTCTTTAACCTCGGAAACAAAGTATGTACCACCTCTACGAGTTGCACCACCGTGAGGATACACAATCATATTAGTTAATTCACTACAACCGTTGAAATATTTCTTAAAGTCTACTTGTCCTTCAAGACGAGGACTTAACTCCCCAGCAGTAAAGTTAGACTGAAATGGATGTACTCTAGCCATTTAACCCCTGAATGATGTAAATTCGTCTGAAACTAATCCGTCTATAAACCCTTCTAAACCGTCAATACTTCTTGCTTCTTTAACCTTAGATTCGTATATTTCCCACATCTGCTTGGTTAATGAATTACTACCCGTAATAGAATATGCTAATTCTGCTGTTAAGCGAGCAGTTAGTAACTCTGTGAACATTGGGTCGAACTGTGCAGTGTCGGTAACTTGTGCAATATAAAGAATCTTTGCAGTGCCTTCGTTTGATAAAAGTTTTCTACCTTCAATCTTAAAATTGTAGTCATCGTATTCCATCTTGAGGACACGAAGACAATAAGGACTGGTTGGTAAAGTAAACTCATAAGCATAATCAAATACAGGTGTACTTGTTAATTTGCTTAATGCTTGTCTTTCTATTGCGAAATTCCAAGGATGTGATCTTAATACAGCATCTCTTGTAGGTTCGTAAAATGCGTTACAGAGTCTTGCTCTTTCTGTATCGTCAGTTAGGGATGTGATTGGATCGTCACCAAGTTTTCTTAATGCGTTTGAACAAATGGAAACCGCTGTTGCCATATCACTTCTCCTGAATGTGGTGAGGACAACCGTTTATAGGAAGCCCTCATTTTTATAACTTTTTAGTCTAGTACATAAACCAAGTAGCCAGA